CGCCTTTAACTCTAATAATTCTTTGGCTATTTTTAATTGATTTTGGTCTGCCATATTATTTTCTTATGATTATTTTATAGTATATTTTCTACCTTTGGTATGTCTTTTAAACACCTTTTCAAAATCTTTAATTGCATCATCAGCCTCTTTTGCTGCTTTTTCCAATCGTGGATTACCTTCAAGTGCCTTAGCAACTTTTTGGAATCTACCTTTCATTATGGCATGCATAATTTTTCCAAAGATATTTTCTTGTAGTTGTTGTTCTTCTGTTAATGGATTTTTAGATGAAGCCATTTTCTTCTCCTAATATAAGTGATTTAATATTTCTGTTGTTATTACAGGATAGTATAACTCATTAATAAATATCATATATAGGAAAAAATGTTATTAACCTCGTTTGATTCCTGGCCTTGAAATGCCAGTTTGTTTCTTGTTTGCCTTGTCATATTCTTTCTTTTCTTCATCGTAGAATTTTTGTGCCGATTGTATGTAAAAACGGCGCAAATATGTTGGCATATTATATACTTCCGTGAATGAGAATCCCCCTTTACCATGAAAACAAAGGGAAAAGATTTGCTCGTGTATCGCGGGCTTATCTTCGGCCCGCAGGCCAAAAAAACTCGACATCTAATGGGATGTCCATATTCGATTCTTCACCAGTTTGCTCACTTGTGAAGGTAAACGACATATCCACATCAGGTGTAATCTCAGTAAGATGCTCTCTAAGTGATAAAGAATCTCTTGATAATAATTCATAATCAACAAATTCATTTATTCTTGTAGTAGAATTATCCCCATCAACACTCAAGATTGCCTTTTTCAACCTTGTAGTAATTTCTGAAGTAATTCCTGAATCTTTCTGAAATTTCTTGAGTGCTTTCAACTCAACTTCTATCTCTTTTTCTTCTTTATGTGTTAAAAGACGAAATGTTATTTTTGCTTTAGATGCAGGTAATTCTAATTCAAATTCATTCTTACCACCTTTGAACAACTTTGTATCAATGACTTTATCTTTAATCTGAGTTAAATCAAAAGTTTCTTGTTGTTTTTCACCCGTAGATGGATCTTGTATTTGAATTTGATAGTCTTTACCATACCCAAGTATCCTTGTTGCAATCATAATTGCATTTTTATCACCTAATAATAAATCATCAAGTGACACCTTATCGTCTACTATAACTGATTCCAACAACTTATCCAAAACCACACCTTTCTGAATAAGATTTCGTGAAGTTAAAATATCCTCTTCTTTAGCGGTCATATACTTTATCTCGATAGTTCCACCTGCCAGTGGTGAATCTTTTGGATAGAGTAATCCCTTAGAAGGTAAATCAACTACCTCTGTCGGAAAACGGCGTTTTTCTTCTGCCATGTTTTTCTCCTATGTAATAATATTGTATTAACAATATAACCAATTTATAAAACTATAATGCTGGGTATCGGTTAAAATACCCAGCTAATTTATTTACTTCACTTCGGGATTTGATTTCCCAACAGCGTCTCTAACGGAATAAAGACCGAAAGATGCTAATAGTGTCCAAACTACTTCAGGTACTTGATCTACAACACCTGCTGCTTGAAGAACACCAACAACACCAGCAACAACTGATGTCCAAATGGTCTTTGACTTCCACCATTGCTTATCTGCGATGACTGCCATAATTGACTCCCTTTTGTTATTAATTTAAAATTGTAGGATAGCGTAGTCGTATCTTAGTGTCAAAGTTACATCAACTGGATCGGTTGTATTTGCCCAATCCAAGTCACCAAATGTTGCGTTGGTAATGAATGTACCTTTAAGTGTCCATTCCTCGACTTTATCACCTACAGGACCTAACACATTACAAGTTATGTCCTTTTTATAAAAATCTGAATATCCATCTCTACCTGTTACTGATTCGTGGGATAGACGAACCCATTCCATAACTGCTTGTGCTGCTGATGGAACAACAGGATCATAAAGTGTAATTTCTAATTCTTCCCATGCTCCTTTACCCTTAACATATCGTTTTACATTGATGTGGTCAAGTTCGATTGTTTCAAAAGCAATTGTAGGTCTGTTAGCTGTCTTAATAAGATAAGCTGGTATTCCTTCAATATACATGATGTACCGATTCTTTGTTTTCGGTTCAAACGGTGTGAACATTATTTCAGAAGGATCTAATAAATCTGGCATCTTTAATCTCCAATAAGTTTATTTCTTCAACTATAAATATCAATTTTTTAAAAAATCATCATATTCATTTTTCTTAGTTTTATAGAAGTTTTATATCATCTTCATATATAAATATAAACGGCAACAAAAAAACCCTCTAAAAAGAGGGTTTTAATGTTTGTTAATCTATTGATTAAACTTATGACGGGAATGTAGCTCCTGTCGGTAGTACTACGAAGTCCAATACAATAAATTCTGCGGTTCTTGTAGGTTGGATAAATATCTGACCAACAAGTTGATTTCTATCAATCACATCTGGTGTGTTATTGGTATCATCCATAACCACCTTAAATGCAGATAGACCACTATTTGCTTGTACTGATTCTAAGAACGGATTCACAATGTTCAAGAAACGATTTCTTGTTGCGGATGTGTTCTGTTCGAATACTAAGTATCTTGAAGATGATGCGATGAACTTCTTCAATTTAATTAACAATCTTCGTACATTCACTCTGTCAAGTGCTGATGGACGACCTTGTAAGGTCTTTTGTCCCCATACACATACACCTTGACCAGGGAATGAAGCGATTGGATTAACTCTTGCTTCATAGAGTTCATCTCTTTCGTCATGAGTCAATCTTGTTTGTGCTTCAAGTACGGTTGTTAAACCACCACGATTCAGACCAGCTGGTGCGAACCATTCGTGGGCTACTTTATCCGTGTAAGCAATTACTCCAGGTAACACAACTGAAGGCGGAACCCATACAGGTAATCCAGTACCTCTGTCAGCTATCTTTACCCAAGGATAATAAGTTGCTGCGTAGTTTGTATCCAACGACTCAATTGCTGCAGTAGCAGAAGATATTGAACCACCATAGATTGAACAATCTAAGATGTAGAAAGCGTCACCCCTTTCCTCACACTTCTGTATTGCGTGATTTGTAGCCTTTGGATGTAAATCGTGAATAACACCAGGTGTTACCAACATATTGATATCAAATTCATCAGGATTACTGATTGAGTTAATACCTTTCTTATATGCTGTCCAACCATCTGCTGTTCCACTTGAAATATCAAACCCTTGAGTATTCGCTGCTACTATATCAGCTCCTGTTTTCTTAGGTGTTGCTGGATTGGATCCATTAAATCCACCTTGAAATGGAATAACGAATTTTCTCTGTTTGATATTAGAAAGTGTTAATGTGATTTTTTCAGTACCATCTGAATAAGTATCACCAGTTGTTGATGCATCTGCACTACCATTAAAGTCCTCAAGACTCATAGTCGTGTGATTACCAGCTCCTGCGTTATTTGGTGTAGGTGCTAAATACATTTTAGCATCTGCGTTACCATAGTCGTGTCCAAACAAGATATTGTGATCAAATGTTCCTTGTGCGTTAGACTGACTTGTATTGAATTCCCATTTTGGTACGGTAGTCGTTCCAGGTACGGTATTAGTAATTGAAGCGTGTCCCATAGGTACTAACGATACTGGTACAGATTTCTCTGCAATTTCTGAAAAATCAGAAAGGTATATATGTTTAGACCTATTATCCCAATCACCATTATAAGTTAGTTTACCATCAGAATCAATTGTCACATATCTATCACCAATTCTTCTTGCAAAATAGTTAGGACTTTCTGGATCGAAATTAAGATTATCGAATTGTTCTAAGACATTATCTTTAGTTAAATTCTTATCATCTAATCCAGTTTGTCTAACTTGTAGTGAAAATGAACCATAATCACTACCAGCAATTGAACCAGCTTTCTTAATACTCAAGATAGCAATTTTCAATTTCTGATTAGTATCTTCACCGTGTGAACGAGTATTCACCTTAAACAAATTGTACCGATTATTATTAACTAATTGTGATTGAACAAATGGTGTTGATGCATTTGCATATGCTGCTGATGTAAAATCGACTGCATTATATGAACCACTTGCTAATGATGCGGTTGTATTTGTTAAATCAGTTGTATAAGTACTTGGTAAATTACTTTGTGCAAACTTAAAGTTCTTATACAAATACGCAGGTACGGTTGATACTCCTGACTTCGTTACTTGTGGATCTTCACTCAGAGAAACATCTATATAATCTGCACTTGAAGTGTTGAATGATACTGATGCACTATAAGCGTTAATACTCTTAGCACCAAAATTACTACCACTAATACTCAAAGTGAAATTAGTGTAATCTCCAGTTCCAACTGCGGAATGTGCAGATACGGATACTTGATCCAATCTTACAGTTCCATCAGAACCACCACGAGATGGTGCTAAAACAGCCATAGTTTTTTGTGCAACACCAACTGATGATGCAGCACCTAAACTACCTGTTATATTAACTTGAACGAAATCAGCAGAATAACCACCTGTGTTAAGAACACGAACTATTGTTACAGTTCCTGCACTTCTAAGGTATTGTTCTACCGCATAAGGTGTATAAAAATCTTTGGTCGTAGATCCAAACATTTCTTCAAACTCACTAAAATTACTTATCATTGTAGGTACAAAAGCAGGACCTTTAATAGTTGGTCCTACAATTGCTGCACCTATTTGAGCAATTCCAGCAGGTAGAAATGATAAATCCCGTTCCCTCGTAAACACACCTGGCGATACGATTCTTTCTGCCATTATTTTTCTCCTATTGTTATAATTTAAATAACATCTAGCCTAAATAGACTATAAATTTTAATATAAATATAGCGTAACTTTCTCAAACGATTGGTTTGAGATAGATTATTTTAAGTAGTTTCTGAAGTTTCTACTGGCGTTGGTGTAAATACACCTGTTTGTGGATCTAATGTACCAGGTCCATACTTTTCATTCAGTCCTCTTACAATTTCTTGTTCTTTCTCTTGTAAACTGACATAATCCTTTTGGAATTGTTCTTCAGTTTTTTCAAGTGCCTCTACTTGTTGATTAAGTAGAATTTTTTGAACTCCTAATTGTCCAAACTGTGCTTGTTTTTCTTGGTATCCATCTTGCAAATCACGAAGTGACTTTAATTCTTCATCTGAAAACTTTACCTCAGATGACTTTTCTTCTGCTTTCTTTGCTAAATTAGATTCTTCTTTAACGGCCATAACTTTTTCTCCTATGTTAATTAACCTTTAATATAAGTATTAAGTAAATATCTCTAATTCACTTTTTTCTTTAGATCATCTACTTCTTGTTTTAATTCTTTTATTGATTCTATTAATAATGGAACTAATCGTTTATAATCAACTCCTAAATAACCATTTGTTCTTTCAACTACGATTTCAGGTAATATTTTTTGAACTTCTTGAGCTACAACTCCAACATCGTGTCCTCTTTCTCGTGCCCAACCAGGTGATTTGTCATTCCAATCGAATTCTACACCACGAATACCATCTATCTTATCCAATGAACCTTTAATATC